GTCCTTGAGAAGGTTTTTTAACCTCTCATGGTTCAGCGTGGCACTGATTTGTTTACGCCGATCGATCCCATGTTTCTTGAGCGCTTGCAGGTAGTCGTTGTGCGCTCGCTCGTGCTCCGCCGTTGGGCACGCCGAGTAGCGAACCCAAGCCCAATGACATGTTTGCCACATAAGCTCTTCGTTTAACTTCGCCCTTGGGTCGTCTACCGCCTGGGCTAGACTTTCCTGGGCGGCGAGAACATCCATTTCCTGCAATACTTGAGCTTTCCAAGCGTCGCCAGCCATGAGAGCGATAACGGAGGTAGATGGTGCTTTGGTACTTGGCATTTGTTTGTCCTTTTATGTTCCGGCCGAATACAACAGGTCTCGCCCCGCCACCGGCCGGTATTTCATGTTTCACAATGTCAAAGAGCAACTAGATGATTAACTTCATCTAGCATTACCAGAATACATCATTGGCCGAGGAAGTCAATCACATTGACCACCGTCTAAAGTCGTCAGAAATCAATGACTTGCGAGACATGCGGCGATCAGGGAGGCTTGGGAATGGTCACATATCCCTCGACCAGGATGAAGTGTACCTAGATGCACCTCTCAGATTTAAGCATGGATCAAGTAAAGGACAATCATTTGACTTGGGAAAATCCAATCAATAGTTGCAGAATATCAATCAGTTCTGAATAGACGACCGCCATGTCTTCTTAAAACTTGCCAATGTTTTGACCAGACAGAAACAGCCACGGCCGGGCGGGGGCATGACCGAGGGCGGGCGGGCGGGTCGAATAAGCCGAGCACGAATGGTCACAGGCGTCCGGGCGGAGCCGTGAAAAGGCGCATGGGGGAGGGGGGGAAAAGAAATCGGGGCGGCCGTGCGAGTATGAGTTTGGGACTCTCAAATATTTTTAAAAATTCTCGGGACTATCATCATAATGAATATTTTCCGTCATCATCCAATATTTCCAGTCGCCTCTATAGAGACTCTAAAGAATAATATAATAATATTTTTTTATAGTCTCCTCTTGTGGAATAGATATTTATAGTGTATAATAGTACTATGGAGAGTCTTCAAAATAACTATATAGAATCTTACAAAGATCTTCAAGCCCTATTATCATTGCAAGTAGAAGACCAGTGTAATAATGATTTCCTTTCATTTGTCCGTCTGGTAGCTCCTTCCATTGTTCCCGGTTTCATGATGGGAAGACATATAGAAGTTATAGCAGAAAAATTACAACAAATAGAGGCGGGAGAACTCAAGAGGCTGATGGTCTTTCTCCCTCCCCGTTCTTCCAAGTCTGTCATATGTTCCAAACTATTTCCAGCATGGTACATAGGTCGAAATCCTGAACATGAAATACTGACCATCTCACATAGCGATCAGCTCAGTAGTGACTTTGGTCGCTCTGTCAGAGACATTGTAAATACAGAGGAATTTCAAAAAATATTCAGGGGTGTCGCCCTGAAGAGTGATGTACGGGCTGCTGGTAAGTGGAAGACAAATCAAAACGGTACTTACTACGCTGCTGGTGTCCGTTCCCAGATTGCTGGCAGGGGCGCTCATGTGGCGATTCTGGATGATGCGATGTCCGAGGAAGACGCCATCTCTTCGGCCGGTCGAAGGTTCATAAAAGAATGGTATCCGGCAGGACTCAGGACTCGCATCATGCCTGATGGTGCCATTGTCATTATCAATACTCGATATCACTATGATGATCTGTGTGGATGGCTTCTCAAGCAGCAAGAGGATATGTCGGACTATGAAACAATTCCCTGGGAGGTGGTGAGAATTCCGGCATGGCTAGATGAAGAGGCATCCAACCTTCTAAGGTTGCCAATGGGACACAGTTACTTTCCAGAGTGGAAACCTGATCGTATCTTGAAAATAGATGAAAATGAAATAAAAGCCAGCAATGGAGCTAGATACTGGAATGCTCTCTACATGCAAGATCCTACCCCAGAAGAGGGTGGATTAATAAAGAAAAAGTGGTTGCAAAATTGGGATGATCCTGAACCTCCCTCTTGTGATTTCATAATACAAACTTATGATACTGCTTTCTCCACCAAAACTACGGCAGACTTTAGCGTTATTCAAACATGGGGTATATTTCATCTCTATGATCAAGATGGGGGAGGGTATGAAGATTTCGCTCCCAATCTGATTTTACTGGGTAATGTCAAAGGACGGTTTGAATATCCCGAACTCAGAAGACTCACCCAAAAATTATACAACAAGCATAAGCCTGATGTTTGCATGGTGGAGAAAAAGGCCAGCGGACAGTCCCTCATCCAAGATATGAGAAGGTCGGGACTCCCAGTTCTGGAATATAGTCCTGATCGAGATAAGGTAGCCAGAGTATATGCAGCTTCTCCCATCATGGAGTCGGGCCGTCTCTGGATACCCAAAGGTAAGAAGTGGGCCGATGATCTTATTGAAGAATTAATAAGATTTCCCAATGCAGCTCATGATGATCAGGTGGATGCCCTGACAATGGCCGTACATTACATGAAAGAATCCTGGCATCTCACGCATCCCGATGATCCAGAATATGAGGACGAACCCAGGAAAAAAAGAGTAACATACTGGAACGTCTAAAATTATTTGGTATTCCAGAAAAGTATGGTATAATAGAGCATGTGTTTTTATTGTATAGGATAGGAAATGGCAACAGAACGCAATCCCTTTGAGATGATATCTCAGGAAGTTAGCAATATCGTACCCATGCCTGATATGCGGGAGGATGTTGGTGCCACCTTTGAAGTTGATCCCACAGATGGTGGTGTCATCGTGGATTTTTCCGAGAATGTGGAAATGGAAGCTGCCGAAGATATTGCCGAATGGTATGGAGATCTCTCAGAAACTCTGGATGAAGATGATCTGGGGACTATTGCCAATGATGTTATAGATAACTATGAAGCTGATAAAAATTCCAGGGCTGAGTGGGAGTCCATGTTTGAGCGAGGCTTCGATCTGCTAGGTCTGAAACTAGAGCAGGGAACGGAACCCTTTGAAGGTGCTTGTACGGCAGTACATCCTCTCCTGATTGAGTCGGCTGTAAAGTTCCAGTCCAAGGCTTCGGGAGAACTGTTTCCCGTGGGTGGTCCTGTGAAAACACAGATTCTGGGTAAGTCCACTCCAGAGAAAGAGCTGCAAGCCAATCGTGTTCAGAGCTTCATGAATTATCAGCTCACGGAGCAGATGCCCGAATACTTCGATGAGTTTGAAAGAATGTTGTTCCATCTTCCCTTGATTGGATCAGCTTTCAAGAAATTATATTATGATGCTACCTTGAAACGCCCCGCCTCTGAATTTATTCCCATTGATCAGTTCTATGTATCTTACTACGCAACTAACCTAAGAAATGCGGATAGATATACACATGTAATATATCGTAGTCCCGTGGAAATCTCCAGGGATATCCGGGCAGGGGTTTATCAAGAGGTGGATCTTCCCACACCTTCTCAGGGAGAGATGCCATCATTTACAGAAAAGATGGATACTATTCTTGGATTGTCTCCCTCCTCTGATCATGATCCACAATATATTTTATTGGAACAGCATTGCTATCTCGATATTGAAGATGATGATGTATCGCTTCCCTATATTGTTACTGTTGAGCAACAGTCTCAACAGGTACTGAGTATCCGTAGAAATTATAAGCAGGATGACCCGAACAAAGAAAAAATAAGCCACTTTGTGCATTATAGATTTGTTCCGGGCTTTGGTTTCTACGGCCTGGGCCTTATTCATTTTCTTGGTAACCTGACAATGAGTGCCACGGCAGCTATGCGTTCTTTGATAGATGCTGGACAATTTGCCAATCTTCCAGGGGGATTCAAGGCCAAGGGAGTCAGAATGGTTGGAGATAATGGTCCTATTGCACCCGGTGAATTCAAAGAGGTTGAGGCAACCGGTATAGATCTTTCCAAGGCTATTGTGACTCTTCCTTATAAAGAACCTTCTGCCACCCTGCATCAAATGCTTAATTTTATAACCAATGCTGGACAGAAGTTTGCGGATAGTACCGAACAGGTTATTTCCGATGCGGCCTCATACGGTCCTGTGGGAACTACAATGGCTTTACTGGAAGCCAGTAGCAAGTTCTTCTCGGCTATCCACAAGAGGGTGCATAAATCTCAGAGGGATGAATTCAAGATACTTGCTCGTATTGATTATGATTATCTTCCCCAGGAATATCCTTATGATGTTCCTTATGAAGATCGCAGTATATTCAAGAAGGATTTCGATGGTCGGATTGATATTTTGCCTGTCAGTGATCCTAATATTCCCAGCAACGCACATCGCATGATGATGGCAAATATGGCCTTGCAAATGGCGCAGCAGTCACCCCCAGGCATGTTCAATTTGGAAGCTCTCAACAGGACTATTCTCAATGCGGCCAATATGCCAAATATAGAGGAGATTCTTCCTCCCAAGATTGAGCCTCAAAAGATGGACCCGGTATCGGACATCACGGCAGCTACCAAGGGTATTCCAATTGCGGCTTTCCCAGGTCAAAATCATGATGCCCATATACAGACAAAGACGGCATATTTGCAAGATCCGATGAATGGTGGCAATCCCATCATGCAGCGTATTCAACCTATCTTGGAAGCCAATATTCAAGAGCATTCCGTCATGAAATATCAAGAGCAAATGAATGGTCTTGCCAGAGAAATTATGAAGGGATCACCAGGGCAAGCTGGTAATCCCGCTGCCATAGAGATGGCCCTGGCACAGGCAGCACAACAGGTCATGAATGCAAATCAGGCAATGGGTCAGGCCCAATCTCCTGAACAACAGCTTGTTGCCCTGGAACAAGCCAAGGTCGAATTGGAGAAACAAAAGATACAATCCGATGCCGAAGCACAAGCTGCCGAGATGGTTCTGAAAAATAAAAAGTTTGAGTTGGAGGAGAATGCACAAATTATCAAGATGATGGAATCCAGTGCTTCTGAGAACTTCAAAACAAATAAAGATGAGAGGGACAGAGAACTTAAAGTTAATTTAAAAGCTATGGATGTGGCCACTCAATCAGAAATAAAAGATCATGAGATAGAGCATCAAAGAGAACTCAAAGAAATGGAGTTGATGGTCAAGAGTATGAATGAAGAGACGAAGTTGGAAATAAAAGAACATGAGATGGTTCACCAAAGAGAAACGAAAGAAATGGAGTTGATGATCAAGAATATGATTGAAGAGCGTAAACTCGATTTTGAGGTTCAGAAAGAGGTTTCCAGGGTAGTTAATGAAAGGCTAAAGGATAATTTTGAAGATGTTGGACAACAAGATTTAAATCTTATGATTCAAATAGCAATTGATCAAGTAGAGGAGAATGGAAATGATGAAAAAGGGTAAGGGTTATCCTGATCATGTCAAGGATACCGATAGAACTTTTGGAGATGCCTACAGTCAAGATATTGTGGATATTCGTTGCGTGCGTGGTGTCCTAAATAAGTGGGAGTCATCGTCTTGGGAGCTTCCCAAGCCCGTTAAAAATATTAAGAATGGTGCTTCCTATATCTGATGGATATTTGGGATGAGATTATTCAAGAGTTTAATAAGGAAATAAACCAACTCAGGATAACACTTGGTAATGGTTCTGCTGAAGATTATCCGCATTACAAGCAAATTGTAGGTTCGATTTCTAGCTTGGAATGGGCCAGAGACAATCTAACAACCATAGTAAAAAAACGAATATATATGGAAGAAGAGGAGTAAAATGCAACAAGTAAATTTAGGTGGTGCTATAAAGAATGATCTTTGGGTTACGGATATAGAGGAGCAGCCCGATCCGTCGCCCTTGCCAGAACTTCCAGGCTTTAACATACTGGTAAGACCTGTCTCGGTGAAGAGTGTGACCAAGGGTGGTATCCTAATACCAGATTCGACCAAGGATGATATAGCATATCTGACTACAGTGGGAAGAGTCTTGGCCATGGGAGATCTGGCCTATTTTGACAAAGATAAATTTCCTGGTGGAGTTTGGTGTAATGTAGGAGATTATGTTTGTTATGGTAAACATATCGGAACCAAGCTTTTCTTTAAGGGTGTGAGGCTTATACTTCTATTTGATGATCAAATTATCATGCGTGTGGAAGATCCCAAAGATCTTGATCCAACTTTCGATCTGGGATAATTTGGGAAAATCATAATTGTGTGGTATAATAGAGTGAACGTAAATCGTTTGTGTCGTTAACAACGGAGAATGAAATGAATGAAAAAGATGAATGGGAAACTGTAGAAGTTTCCAGTGAGACTGTTCCTTACGAAATCGAGGAGGAGAAGACTCAAGAAAGTACTCCCGATCCAGAACCAGAGGAGGTTGCTCCAGAACAAGTTGAGGAGGTACCTCAAGAACTGGAGGGTATTAATACCAAGGGAGCAGAGAAGCGTATCCGGCAACTTATAAAACAACGTAGGGAGCGGGATGAGCAGATTCAACAGCTAATACAAAGCAATGAACATCTAACCAACACGTTGGTGGAGAAAGATCAGGAAGTAAACTCCATAACACAGCAAAGTCTGGACGTCAGTGAGAAACAATTAACGGATAAAATGGATTTAGCCCGAGCTGTCTATATGGAAGCTTTTGAGGAGGGCGACAAGGAAAAAGTTCTTAAAGCCCAGGAAATGTTGAATGATGCACAGGCAGATCTTAAAACAGTTCATATGTATAAGGCAGGTAATAAAGAACAAGAACAACAGGCTCAAGAAACTAGGGAAGGACCAGTATCGCCTTCTCCTACCTATGATCCAATGGCCAGGGAGTGGGCTTCAGATAATGAATGGTTTGGAACTGATAATATAATGACTGCCGCTGCCTTGGCAATTGATCATCAATTGAAGGGAGAAGGTTATAATCCGAATGATCAAGAATTTTACCAGGAAATTAATAGCAGAATTCAAGAGGCTTTTCCACAGAAATTTGGAGAAGTTCAAGAACGTGTGCAGGAAAATACGTCAGAACCTGCTCAGGTGGTGTCGGGGGCTTCACGCTCGTCTCCCAGCTCTTCCAGGAAGGTCAAGCTCTCAAAAGAAGATGTAAGACTTGCTCAGAAGTGGGGTATTCCACTTGAACATTATGCTGCCGAAAAGCTTAAAGTTAGTCAAGCTGACGGCGAATATACCAATATTAATTAGGCGTGGAGGAAAGAAACATGACAATACGAAATGAATCACGTAGCGAGACGCTTCGAGAAAATCAACAGCGAGAAGAAGAATGGACCTTTGAAGAGCCAGATGCTTTGGCAATACCGGAAGCTGTAGAAGCCCGGTTCAGTGCCGAGGGATTGTCTCTACGTTGGATACGTATCTCCGTGAAGGGCCAGGAAGATAAGACAAATATCGGTAAGAAACAGCAAGAAGGCTGGGTCTTCGTTTCTCCTGAAGAGGTTCCTGAAATGAGTTTAACTTCCTTCGTGGGGGAAGATGGTCGGTCAGAAGGCGCAGTCTGTCGTGGTGACTTGGCATTGGCCAAGATGCCCACCGGCAAAGTAAAGGCTCGACAGAAATTTTACGAGGATAAGTCAAATAAAATGATGGATGCAGTGAATGCACAGCTCATGAAAAATTCTGATTCTCGTATGCCTATTTCTAATACGAGCCGTTCTGTAACAACCAGAGGGAGACAACCTTCTTTTCAAGATTAACTCCCTCCAAGTAAAGGAGATGAAACATGTCTACTAC